TGCTGCTCGCGGTCTTCCTTGGTCTGCTTCTCCGCGATGTCGCGATCGGCCAAGCGAGCCTTCAAATCCTTGATGTGATATTCGCGCTCTTGCTTTTCGAGCAGCTTCGCTTCGAGTTCAGCTTTCTTGAGTTCAAGAGATAACTGTCGTTCTTGTAACTCGATCTGTCTGATCTGTTCCTCTACGGACACGCCCTTCGGGGCGACCAAATTTGTACCTGCGATAACTTCGTTCATGACTCCTCCTATTCATCCAATCTGCCGCCCTGGTTGCGAAACTGCTGCAACATGGCGTTATATCTGTGGAATGCCTCTGTGGTCGCAGGCTTCCCGAAAACTTCATCAGCCTTCTTCTCAGTGATCACTCCCTTGAGAATAAGCTGCAACAGGCACGTGCGCCATCCACGATACTTCTCCGTGGTCGGCACGCCGTGGTCGTCGAACCGCATGATAGTCAACTCGGGCATGAACCCGACCTGGACCCAGCATCCGACTTCAGCGGGCAAATCTTCTCGCTGGATCACCAGCGTGATCTTCCCTGGCTGGGGGTGATTTCGATACCAGCAATTCACTCCCGCGCGCTGTAGCGCGAGGATGAACGTGGAACTGTGTCGTACTTGTCCTATGCGTGCGCCCGCGTCCGCGTACTCATCAGGGGTGACAAACTGGTACTCCTGAGCGGTCTTGTCGTTGAACTCCTTACGTTCTGCCAGAGTTTCCAGCGACTCGTTAGACGGCTTCGCATCGCTCACCCGCCCCGCGTACTCCGCGATGGCTTCGAGCAGGGCAGGGTCGTCCGCCCCTAATTCTTTTCCGTATGACTCCCACCATCCGCCCTCGGGTCTTAACCGCGTCCCCTGATGCTTCGCTATCTCTTCAGGTGTAAGAGTTCCCGCAACGGGTGTTGGCGCGGATTGTTCCCAGCGTTCAAAATATTCCTGGTTTGTGGGCATGAAGGCTCCTCCTTTTCGAGTTAGGCTCGTCCCGCTAATAACAGGAAGAGCCTCCTGCACTTCTGATGCTGTGGTGATCGGTACATGTTTTGGGGATCAGCCAATCGGGTTGCCGACGCCTCGCTATCGTTCTAGACCGATAGTTCCGCCTGACCTTCAGACTCGGGTAATGCACCCTCTGCTGTTGGTACTTCGACCGTTGCATCAAACTGGTGTGGGGCATCGAACTCGCCCGCACAAAACTGCTTGAACGTTTCATCGTTAAACGCTGCCTGCTCGACCTGACGGCGCAAACTCTCATTTGCGGCGCGCAGTGCGCGGTGCACAGTACGAAGTATACGGTTACTGTTCCGCAACGTCGTCACTTCACCCTGCAGGATGTTGTTCGACTCTACTAAACTTTCGATGGTAAAAATCTCCTCCGACATATCTCCTCCTAAAATATTGGGTGCCCGCCACGACGAGCACCCACTACGGTTTTACGGAATCACGGTGACGTACACCTGAACGTAGATGAACTGTGTGGGCTCATCTTCCGCCTGGGTATCGGTGCCAATGGTGTTGTCAAAGGTCGGAAATGCGACCTCGATAACGGCTGTGCCGAGTGCCAGAGCAGTGACAGTGATAGTCGCATCGTTAGTGCTCGATGCCACGACCGACGCAACGTTCGGGTTGTAGCCCGCAAAATTGCTGGGTTTGTACCACGCGGGCGAACCCGCTGCGGGATCGTTGTACGAATACGCGGTGAAGTTGCCCACGGGTGAATATGCGTTGTTCTGCACATCTACCAACGCTGCAGTCAAAACTGCGGTTGTCTCGTAGGTGCTTGCCGCGCTCAGCGACAAGGTAATTGCGTACTGGGCGACGGGGAAGCCGGGAGCAGTGCTCACGACACTCGACTTGCCTTCAGTTGCGCCGATGCCCTGTCCGTTGGACGGAGAGCCCTGCGTACCGGGATGGGCGAGTGACCCACCAGAAGGGTTCGACAATGCCGAAGCCCCGGTGCCACCAGACAACACGACGTAAGCTGCTACGCCGAGCCCGTCAGTGGGAACGTGCTGTGGATTGGGATTAGCCATGATGTTCTTCCTATCTAACGCGCTGCATTAACCAGCACGTAACTAAAAGAATTTGGAGAGACTGTGGGCCGAATGCTGAATCCCACGCTCCACGGTGCCGTGCTTTCGCCGCGACCGTCTCTCAAAAGTTCGTTTAGCTGATCGCGGATGCGGCGTCAATCTGTCGCATGCGGATCGTGGTATCCGGCCCGAGCGACGTGGTGAAGTGCACACGATAGCTCGTCCATCCGGGGATCAACCCTTCAGGATCGGCAACAGTCGGCTCAGCGTTCTGCACGATGTTGCACTTGATGTTGCGCCAGTCACCGTCTCCGTAGGTCGTATCGTTCTGTGCGCCAAGATTAATGGCGAAGATACCGTCCTTACCGAAGATGTAGGTGCGCAGTGCGGACAACCCGGTCACGCCCTTGTAGTTCGAGGTTTTCGTGACGAGGTTGGTCTGGAAGAAATGAACGCCTGTGGAAGGCAATTCAATAACTTCTGTCAGGTCCACGCTGACCAATTCGTCCATCCGAGCCTGACCCACGGGGGTGTGCTTCAAGATGTCGATTGGACTGTCGTTGCTGTTGTCAGCCAATACGTCGCCCAGGGCGAACGGATGGATGACGCCAACAAATGCCTTGGACGCTTCGTCGAACGGACGCACCGAGCGACCCGCCAGCGACTGAACGCTGTTTCGGATTTGGCTCAGGGACAGTGCCGTGAAGGACGACGTGCTGGTCGCAGCAAGCTGGGTCAACACGCTGGCGTCAATGCTGGACGCGCCGTCTGCGGTCGCCCGCACCAGTGCGCTCAGTGATTCGCCCAAGCGATAAGACATTTCCTTCGCAACGTTCTCGACGGTGCTGTCAATGGAAGTGGCCAGAGACAACGAGGAGAAGTTGGCGTAGTCGGCGTACTCACCGATTGTAGCGGTGGTTGTCAGAACGCTCACAGACAACGAGGAACCGACAGTTCCTTCTGTGGTCTGGTTGGTGTTCGCAGCGAGCGGCACGTACATGAACATCTCGTACTGGTTGCCACTCTTCATGGGCAGGTCAAGACGCTCTGCGCATGCAACGAACGGGGTCTGTGCCTTCAGGTTCTCACGGAACCGTTTGTCATAATACTTCACCGTGGACTGGGGCAAGTTGGAAAGCTGGTTACCGCTAGGAGAAAAACTCATTGAGATTTACCTTTTCTCAGACATTGGCGCGTTGTCGCCGTCTGTCATCCGTTTCCTTTTGGAGGCGGTTGACAGCTTTCAAGAAGTCAGGATTTCTCGCTGCTTTCTTGTACTGGTCGGCGGACATTGCATCAATGTCAGCAAGAGTCAAAGAATTAGCCGTCGTGGTTGTTGACAATCCACTGGCTGAAGACACTCGGTCATTCAAGCCTGACGGTACTTGACTATGTCGCGTTTGCACTGGGACCACGGGAGCAATCCGGCTCTCGGGCACCACTGGCTCCTGCGCTTGCGGAACCACGGACTCCACAGGCACGATACTCGGCCCGGGCACCTGTTGCACAGGTGCTTCGTTCAGCAATCCTGCTGAGCGAAGTTTCGAACTCGCTAAACTATAATTATCGACAGTTGGTGCTAGCTGGTTCTTGAACATCCAATCTGTCAGAGTGGTTGCATTTTCTCTGTCCGTGGCGTTATCGCCCGTCAGAAAATTCTCGTCCTTGGCGAACGAGAGGAAATTTTCTTTGGCACGAAGTTGCAGAATGGTCATCTGCTGTTCGTTTAGTTGTTGGCGTAGTTGAGCAGGAGACACTCCTACAGCGGACTCAAGCAAACGGTCCCGCGCAGAAGCGAACTTCTCCGGGTCGTTCAGGTCCTGAGTCAACTGGAACCGCTCGTCGGCGGTGAGTATCTTCTCTTTGAACTCTACAACCCCTGTGAATCGCTCCGCTTCGGTCGGCAGACCCGCAGTGGGCGCGTTGAGCCGCGCTTCACGGGATACCTTGCGCAACTGACGCAGGATAGAGGTATTCTGGTCAACCAACTTCTGGTTGAGTTCCTCCTGGGTGCGATACTTGAGAACTTGCTTACCACCCATCGGGCGATTGAATTCGTCCAACGGCTGGTATTCGAAAGTCAGTTCCGCCTCGGGCA